AAAGAAGACCGTCGCAAAGAAGTCTGTTGCAAAAGATGCATTGACAGAAAAGGCTACGGGTGTCACTTCAGCATCCAAGACGACCACAACAACTACTGCCATTGATGGTGAAGCTATTTGGAACGTCTTTCAAAACGATTCTGCAAACATCAGCGCAACAGTTAATGGCAAAGTAATCTACGCCAACGACATCGTTACTTCTTCGCTCAAGAAGAGGGTTCTTTCCTGGTTTAAGCGCTAATAGCCTACGGGTGACCCAGTGTAAGCTGGATATGTGAGCGATACCTTTAGAAGCCAAGACCAAGTCTATGGCATACCCATACTTAGAGCAGGACGTGAAGCTTGTCCTGTATGCCAGCATCCAAGTGGTGACTGCAATGAACATGAAGGCTACGAACCAGTCGGCATTAATCACATAGCATTTACTGACGGCACTCTCGAAACAATGAAGGACATACAAACCATCCTTGTTGAAGAAGACATTTACGAAGACAGGCAAATAACTCCCTTTACTAAAGCTCGTGTAATTGTGCATCACAAAGGAAGTTATGTCACAGTTGAAAAAGCAAAAGAGCTAGGAATTCTAGACTGACTTGCTCACGGGTGCTGTTGTAGAATAGAGTCTCTTACTTACGAGAACTACAACAGAAAGCAAGGCAATGTCAGTATTTACGCCCGAATTTTTATCCTCCTATTCACAAAAACAAACTCCGTGGGGTTTTGGTGGTCTTGGTGAAGTGGTGTATTTAAGAACGTACAGTCGGCGTATAGAAGAACTAGGTCGCAATGAAACCTGGACAGAAAGTATCGTACGGGCTATTGATGGTGCTATCGAAATTGGCGCACCACTCACACAGGAACAAGCAGAAAAACTGTTTGACCACATGTTCTATCTACGTTGCTCGCTCTCAGGTCGCGCACTATGGCAACTAGGCACACCACTAGTTAAGCAGTTCAGTGGCACATCACTTAACAACTGCTACTTCACAAACATCGAAGCAGTAGAAGACTTTGAACTCTTGTTTGATTACCTCATGCTTGGTGGAGGCGTTGGTTTCTCTGTTGAACGCTCAAAGATACATGAGCTTCCAAAGATAAAGCCGAATGTAACAATCACACACGAACGCTCCAATGACGCAGACATTATTGTTCCGGACTCACGTACTGGATGGCGTCGCCTTCTGCACAGCGTACTGAAGTCATATTTCGACACGGGTAAGTCTTTCTCGTACTCCACCATCTTGGTTCGTGAGTTTGGCGCACCACTTAAGACGTTCGGAGGAACAGCATCTGGTCCTGGTGCACTGATTGATGGCATCGAAGACATCTGCAAGGTAATGAAGAATCGTGAAGGCAAGAAGCTTCGTAGCATCGACGTGCTTGACATCTGCAACATCATCGGAAAGATTGTTGTATCAGGCTCTTCACGCCGTTCTGCACAGATTGCTATTGGCGACCCAGACGATGTTCTTTTCATTCGTGCAAAGAATTGGTCTACGGGTAACGTTCCTGCATACAGAGCTAACTCAAACAACAGTATCTATGCTGACCACTTTGATGAGATTCTTCCAGAACTGTGGAAGGGATATGACGGTTCTGGAGAACCATATGGTCTCGTCAATCGTCGTCTTGCGCGTTCGTACGGGCGTCTTGGTGAGCGCAAGGTAGACAACACCATCGAAGGCTTTAACCCATGTGCCGAGATTGGTCTTGGTGATGGCGAGTCATGCAACCTGTCAACCCTCTTCCTCCCAAACATCGAGTCATACGAGCAGTTCTGTGAAGTATCAGAACTTCTGTACATGGTGCAGAAGAGCATTACACGCATGAACTACCCATACGACAAAACCACAGACATCGTTCGCAAAAACGCACGTCTCGGCCAAAGCATCACGGGTATCCTTCAGTGCACAGAAGAGCAGGTTTCATGGTTGTCGCCTGCATACAAGAAGCTCGAAGCACTGGACAAGGAATACTCAAAGGAGCATGGGTTCCCTACATCTGTTCGTCTCACAACAGTTCAACCATCTGGAACATTGTCGCTTCTCCCAGGCGTAACACCTGGTATTCACCCTGCATTCGCTCCTTACTACATTCGTCGTGTTCGCTTTGGTGCAGCAGACGCTCTTGTAGACGCATGTCGCAAGCGTGGATACAAAGTTCAGTGGGACATTGGTATTGATGGACGCGAAGACCACACTCGTTACGTTGTTGAGTTCCCTTGCCAATCACCTGCGGGTTCAGTACTGGCCTCTGAGATGACAGCAATACAACAGCTTGAGTGGGTTAAGAAGATGCAGACAGAGTGGGCAGACAACGCTGTCTCCGTCACTGTGTACTACCGCAAGGAAGAGCTTTCGTCTATTAAGGAGTGGCTAACAGCCAACTATGACTCAAGCGTAAAGAGTGTGTCGTTCTTGCTTCATGCCGACCACAACTTCCCACTTCCTCCATATGAGGAGATAACAAAGGAACAGTACGAGAAGAGTGTGTCAAAGATTGACTTCACAATCCCTCTACAATCAGCCACGGGTGGCATGTTAGACCTGGATGACTGCTCTACGGGGGCCTGTCCAGTACGTTAAACCTCGGAAGGAGAAGTATGACCCACTTGATTGCGGGCATACTTCTCCTCTGGGTAAAGCTCCAATACGAGCTTTGGGACTTCTCTGCATACTCCGCATCTACCCATATGTCCATAAGCACTATGAACATGCACGGGCCAGTCTCTGCAGCAACGCAGAATTACTACATCAGTTTGATTCATGACAAGTGTCTTTAAGCGCGGGTTTTTGGTTTGCGCTTTTTAATTTTGTAACCGCTTAAGCGAAGAACTGTCTCTATGTGTTCGGGAATATCGGCAGTAATTGGGATGCCTTTGTTGTTTAAGGCCCTGCGGATTATTTCTGTTTTTTTACTCATTTGCGCTCCTGTCAATTGAGTTACGGTTAAAAGCTGCTAGCCGAGGTACTGGCTTATCTTCTCTACGAACTTATCTTTGGGGTACGCGCCGACAATCTGCTTGTCAACCCGGCCATCAACAAATATAAGAACTGTAGGAATACTCATCACGCTATAGCGCTGCGCAATCTCCGGGTAGTCGTCGACGTTTAGGGTGCCAACAGAAATATGCTGCGCATGCTCACGGGCAACTTCTTCAATGATTGGAGTAAAGAACGAACAGGGACCGCACCAAGACGCCCACACGTCAACAACCACGGGCTTGTCTGACGAGCGTATAAATGCATCGAAGTTCTTATCAGTGAGTTCGTTCATCGGATGTGCCCTCCATTCAGTCTTTCGCTCCGTCATACAGTCTAGCAACTTTTTCCGTTATCGAATTGTTAACCTCTTTGCTATAGTATGGGTCAAATTCTGTAGCAACAATAGCGTTTGCAATCTCTGGGTGCTCAGAAACAAGAACATTAAAGAACGCCTGGCCCAAACGCTCGTAATGAGTTTTAGTTCTGTGTTCTGCGGCTAAAAGAAGCGACTGAACGTATTCATGTCCAGAATCAGGCATCTCAACCACTTAAACGGGCGTTGCACAAAAGGCAGAATGAAGCCCACGGGTAAGTCTTGCGATTCTCCATAGGATGTTGACATTCGCCTAACTTTTCAGCAGCATCGTTAGCAGCCATTCTTATGAACTCAGACATAGACATGCCGCTCTTTTCAGCTGCTTCTTTCCATCTCTCATGGTCGACCTCTGTAGTACGGATGAGAACCTGCTTCTGCGCTGGTTCACCCTCACTGCCGCCGGCATTAGGCTTACGGGTTGGCTTCATAGATTGAGCCACTTTCTGCATGGCTGCATCAATATTGTCTTCACTCATCGGGTAATTCCTCCTCAACAACCTCAGCATCGACAATGTCGTCGTCCGGGATGTCTATATTTACTAATTGTTTTGTTCTATTAAGAATAGACTCAACATAGTCCATTGGCATAACACCTGATTTACCCATTAGCTCCAACATCTTGCGTGCTTCTGATTCAGGACTAAATTCCTCAGCTGCTGACCTTGGAATTGCGTCAGCCAGGGTGGCACGGGCTGGAGTGCGCCCACCTACGTCTACGTTAACGTTCAGGTTATTCTGGTCCATGCCTAGAAGCTTTGCGCGCCTATCCATGATGGACAGAACAGAAGTAATGGCTTTCAAGTCTGGCTCTATCTGCACTTCAGTGCCGTCATTCTGCGCGACCTTACGATGTTGCGTCATGGGCCATATTGCTTGCTGCAATGCATCAAGGCGTTCAAGCTCCATTCGAAGCACTTCCGGATAGGCCAACAACGCTTCTCTATTGAGCTTTTCCAACTGACGACTAATGGCGCTGCTGACAGCTTTCATAGTTATGTTAAATCGACGCGCTATTTCACCATGCGGAACGCCAGCCTGACGCATCTTGAATATTCGTAAATCTCGCTCGGCAAGGAACTCACGCGTTAAATTGCTCGATTTTTCAGCCATATGGGTCCTAAGAAGAGTGCTTACTAAATTCTAGTACTACAAACGGCCAATCTGCACCACGAGCCATCTGGGTCGGCCAATCACGCTGGTCACGGGCTCCACGGAAGTGCCCAACGTTGTACACATACCCGCTTGGGTTGGTGGGGTCTGGTGTTAGTGCTAGGCCAAATTCGGGCCAACGTGACCATACGGACGAACCAAAAGGACGTAGGTCTCGTGACGCACCGCTGCTCCCCAGTGGAGCGTGATGCTCAAGCCAAAGTGCGCACTTGTATACATCGCGAATCATGTCAAGATACTTTGCAACTTCTATGGCCAATGCTTCACTCGTACGGGTTCCGTTATCAACGAATGATTTATACATTGGGCCCAGACATATGAGTTCAGGCTTGACCATCTCTATGTACTGCTCTATAAGGATTCTGTCCTTGGCGCTTGTTAGGTCTAAGCCATCAGGCTTTACGAGCAAGTGCGCGTCTACCTTTTTAACCCCTGAGTGACGCATGGCTTGAGCCATGATGCTACGTGACGTACGGCGAATAATCTTCTCAGGGTTTTCTAGGTCTATTGTCAGCGTTCTGATGGGTGGGATTTTCTGAAACGTGAATGGGTGTATCCCAGCCGCTGCACACAATGCGACTTGGCGGGCCAACATTGTCTTGCCGACGCCCTCGGCAGCAACAACCATAACTCTTTCGCCGCGTTCCAAAACACCCGGAATAACCCAATCGTATGTGTCATCATCTGCTTCCTCTAAGAAATCTTGCCACACCACTAAGCGGCCAGGTCTGTCTGATATTTTCGTATCGTCAGCGCTGTTAAGCAACAACACGGAACGATTGATTTTCTGCTGAAGTGTCAACTTCTCTTTTGCAAACACGTC